GCCAATTGCTCGCATGGCGCTAGAAGGTGATGTCTGGGTAAAACATCCACGCGGCGAACTAACCTTATACAGGGATGTCGATCCGGGCGAGATGTACACAATTGGTGCTGATGTTGCCATGGGTATCAGAGGCGGAGACTATTCTGTTGCTCAAATACTCGACAGCAAAAAACGGCACGTAGGATCTTTTAGAGCCCACGTACACCCAGACTATTTTGCTGATGTGCTTCTTAGACTTGGTGAGTTTTTTAATGACGCATATGTAATATGTGAAAGCAACTCTCACGGGCTGTTGACCTGCACACGACTTTATAAAGATTACGGATATTCAAATTTTCATACTGAAATTGTCGTCGACAAAATAAGCGACAAAGAAACAGTAAAACTAGGTTTTGCAACCACAGCCAAAAGTAAGCCTTTAGTCATCAACGAACTTCGAGCTGCGCTCCGTATGGACGAGTTAGAAATTCACGACAAAGTTACTTTGCGCGAAATGCTGACATACATCGAAACTGAAACAGGCGGTATGGAAGCTGAAGCTGGCTGCCATGACGACTGCGTTATGTCCTTGGCAATCGCAAACTACGGCCACCAGCAAGGCTGGGAGCCTGTTACCATTTATGATGAATTTTACAGTGAGGCAATCTAATGGCTGAGACATTCACAGCACTTACCGAAGATGAGCTGCTAAGTCTCGTTCAAGACGAGATCAAAGGTTCAATCGGATACTCCGATGGCGATCTTAGCCATGAGCGTCAGCAGATGCTTCGGTACTACCACGCCGAACTGCCCGAGAGGCAGTCTAACGGCAACAGCAGCTACGTATCACAAGACGTGTACGACGGAGTTGAAGGCTTGAAAGCCTTGCTGCTAGAGACATTTTCTGCTGGCACTGATGTCGTGCAGTTTAATGCACAAGGTCCCGAAGACGTTGAGATGGCGCGAGTTTGCACAGCTTACACCAACTATATTATCCATCGCCAGAACGATGGTTTTAGTGTCTACAGAGATGTCATACACGATGGCCTGATGGCACGAAACGGTATTGCTAAAGTCTACTGGGACAACAAGCTTGATGTGGTCGAAGAAGAGTTTGACAGCTTAACATCTGACGAACTTGACGGTCTCATGGCTGACCCAGACGTAGATGGTCTCGCCTCACTAAACGACAATGACGGCTTGCTTTCAGGTGTGATCCGCAAGTCAGTCAACAAGTCAAAAGTAGCAATTGAAGTAATTCCACCAGAAGAATTTATCATAAATCCTATGTCGACTAGCGTGGATGATGGGTTTGTAGCACACCGCAGAACTATGCGAAAAGCAGACCTTATTGCTATGGGATTTGAGGCTGAGCTCGTTGAGACTATTGGCCACGACGAAGATCCACTAGGTGAGAATTATGATGAGCGTTATTACAGGCACGAACAAGTAGGACCGCAGCGCCTAACGCCAGATGAGCATCATCGGCAAGAGCAAATGAAGCAGGTGGTCGTATATGAATCCTATGTCGAAGCAGACATGGAGGGAGATGGCGAAGCTCGCTTGTACAAAGTTATGTCCGCAGGAAACACACTGCTAGACATTGAAGAAGTAGACCGTCGACCATTTATCGTATTTACACCTGTACCAGTACCTCACTCATTTCATGGTGAAAACTTTGCATATAAGTTGATGCCAACACAGAATGCACGGACTGCTCTGATGCGCTCGGTGCTAGATCATGCGTCTGTTACAACTAACCCCAGATACCTTGTGCAGAAAGGTGCCTTAACCAACCCTAGGGAGCTCCTAGACAACAGGTTGGGTGGCATTGTGAATGTAACTAGGCCTGATGGCGTTGTGCCGCTTATGCAGAACCAGCTTAACCCATTCATCTTCCAGACAATCATGCAGCTCGAAGAAGATGCCGAGAATACAAGCGGCATTTCGAAGCTGTCTCAAGGTCTTAACAAAGATGCAGTGAGCAAGCAAAATTCTGCGGCTATGGTTGAAAACCTCGTCAGCTTGTCGCAACAAAGATCTAAGATTATTGCGCGCAATTTTGCGAATAACTTCTTGAAGCCTTTATTTTTAGAAGTCTATAGACTTGCCATTGAAAACGAGAACTATGAAAAAATTCTCGATGTTGCCGGTAATTATGTCCAAATAAACCCAAAAGATTGGGCAGAGCGCAAAGACGTCGAAGTAGCTTTCAAGCTTGGCTATGGCGAACAAGAACGTGAAGCACAAAAGTTTCAAGCTTTACACGCCATGCTTACACAAGATCCTGGCATTCAGCCTTTCTATACTGAAGTTAATAGGTACGCCATGGTGCGCCAGGCGATGCTTAATGCCGGTATCAAGGATGTCGACACGTATCTGACACCACCTGATCAAGTGCAACCTCCGCAACCTGATCCTGCAGCACAAATGCAACAGCAGATCATGATGAAGCAAATTGAACTTGAAGAACGCAAAGTTGCGATCCAAGAGCAAGAGCTACAGCTGAAAGCACAGATGGAACAGGCACGACTTGAGCTTGAGCAAGCTAAAGTAGAAGTCAACGTAGCTACACAGTACAGCACTGAAGAGCGCAAAGACTTCGACTCTGAGATCCGTGCAGACATTGCTTACAAAGAGCTGGAGATGGCACAAGCCACACCAGCAGCAGAGCGCACGGCAATTGTCAGCCCGAACTCATAGGTAAGCAAATGCCCACAAAAAATAAGAAAGAGCCTCGGCTGTCTGTCGGCCGAGGTGAAAAACTTCCTGCGTCTAAAGGTGCAGGTCTCACGGCAAAAGGTCGTGCAAAATATAACCGAGCAACAGGTGGCAATTTAAAAGCCCCTGTTACCGGCAAAGTTAAGCCAGGAAGCAAAGCTGCGAAGCGCCGCAAATCATTTTGTGCCAGATCAAAAAGCTGGACTGGTGAGCGTGGCAAGGCAGCGCGGCGACGCTGGAAATGTTAATTTGGTCAAGGAGAGATAATGGAAGACCAACAAATAATTGAGCAGGGAACTCATGCAGAGACACTGCTCGGAAGTGACGCGTTTACAAAAACCGTCAACAGCTTACTCGATCAATATGTAAGCCTATTTTTCTCAACTGATCCGCTACAGAAAGACGAACGTGAAATTGCGTATCACTCTGCGCGGGCAATGCAAGAAATCGTTAATACATTGAACCAAAAGGTCATGATGAAAAATCAGATCCTTGAGGCAAAGGAGTAATTTATGTCCGAGACTACTGAAAATAGCGTCTCTGAGAACCCTGAAAGTCCCACAGTGGACGGAGCAATTAGTGCTTTTATGAAGCGTTGGGAAGACTCTCCGCAAGCGGAGACATCTGAAACCGTGGATGAAAGCGAAGCTGAATCTGTAGAAGAATACGAAGTAAGCGAAGATACAGATGATGCTGAAGACTACGAAGTTGTCGAAAGTGATGAGGTGGACCTTGATGATCTTCCAGCTTTAGACGATGACGAGGTTGTCGAAGATGACGAACATTATGAAGTTGAAATAGCTTCTGATGATCTCATGACAACAGTCAAAGTCGGTGAAGAAGTATTCGAAGTATCCGTCAAAGACTTAAAACGCTTATACGGTCAAGAAAAGTCGCTTACTAAAAAATCCCAACAAGTTGCAGAAATCCGCAAAACTCTTGAAGAAGACGTAAAAAAGAACGCAGGCATCCTTCAAACACTGCTGGCTAAAGCCGAGGAAAAGCTCAGGCCTTACGCAGAAATTGACATGCTGCTTGCTTCTCGACAAATGGAACCAGATGACTTTGCTCAGCTTCGCAAAGAAGCACAAGCAGCGTATGACGATTACCAGTTTCTTAATCAAGAGTCAGACAAATACATCGAGATGGTCCGAGATGCTCAACAGCAGGAACTGAAGAAAAGAGCTTCGGAAGCAATAGAAACTCTGAAACAGGAAATACCTGATTGGTCAGAGGATCTCTACAACAAGATCAGAAAATATGGTGTCAGTCAGGGAATTTCCCAGCAAGACATCGATCAACTTGTAGATCCAGCCGCAATTAAGCTGGTGTTGAAAGCTATGAAGTATGATCAAGGCAAAAAAGTTGCCGTTAAAAAACGTACTAAAGCCCCTCAAAGAGTATTGAAGTCTGGCGCAACCAAGCCGCAAAACCCAGCACGCCGAGCAAGGCAACAAGCAATGGATACGCTTGTAAAGTCTGGATCAACTGATGCGGCAAGGGATGCGTTTTTAGCGAGATGGTCTGCTAGTGACTAATCTTTAGCCCATAAGAGGTAATAATGGCTACGTATTCAACGTACAATCAAATCGGCATCAAAGAAGATATTTCAGACATCATTTCAAATATCTCGCCGACAACAACTCCATTCCTGTCGTCAATCGGTAAGGAATCAGTTCACAACACACTGTATCAGTGGCAAGAAGACAGCTTGGCTTCAACTGCAGAAAATGCAGAAGTTGAAGGCTTCACCGCGTCTGATCTTACACTGACCCCAACTGTAATGCGTTCTAACTATACGCAAATCCAGTCAAAGACCATTAAAGTATCAGCAACAGCTGACGCTATTGATGCTTACGGACGTGCGCAGGAAACCGCTTACCAGCTTTCGAAAAAAGCCGCTGAATTTAAGCGCGACATCGAATTTAACTTGGTTGGCGATCGTACTACAAATGGTAACGACGCAGCTGCGGGTTCTTCATCGACTGCTCGCTTGACTGCTAACGTGCATGGATCGGACCCGGACTCAAATGCCGTCATCAATTCTGCCGTCATCGAAGACGCTGGAACTTCTGGTACGCCTGCTGCCCTTACTGAGCAGGACATCCTCAACCTCGGCGACAAGCTGTACGACGAAGGCTCAGAAGCATCAATCCTGATGATTAAGCCAGCCGACTCAACTGTAATTGCTGGTTTCACCCGCTCTGCAGTTGGTTCAGGCAACGCTCGTCAAGAGCATTTCGTAAACGGTGGTCGCACACTCATGAACGTCGTCGACGTGTACATCTCGCCTTACGGTGAGCAGCGCGTTGTCATGAACCGCTTCATGAAGACTTCAGTTGCGCTGATGTATGATCCAGCAAACTGGAAGATCTGCGAACTCCGTCCAATGACTCGCGAATTGCTCGCGAAAGACGGCGACGCTGACAAGCACATGATGGTGACTGAATACGGTCTGAAGCATACCAATTACAAAGCTTCAGGTCTCATTCGCTACTTGAGCTAGACCAATTAGCGTGGGTGTCTTCGGATTCAGCTCTCCTTGCCGAGGGCACCCACGTTTATTCTAAGGGGACAAAATGAATAAGCCAGTAATTGACACCGTAATGGGCGTCAAACAAGACGCTGATGGTTTGTATCGGACAAACACACAGCACATTCCAGACAGTTTTATTAAAGAGCTACAAGAGCAAAAGACCGCTGGTGGTTACACACAAAGCGGTGAAATGCTCAAGATGGCGTCAATACCTGTCGTCATCGTAGAACAAATGATGCGTGAAGGCATCGATGTCTACAAAGCTCCCATCAAAGACATCATTAAGTGGCTCAAACTAAATGACATGGAGCACTTTCTAACGACTTCAAAGAGGATCTAGCATGGCAACTTACGCTGAGCTTAAACAAGATGTGATTGATCTTATTAATCGCACAGACTGCACCAACGCGCTTGCAGGTACATTCATTAATCAAGCGCAGCGTAAGATCTCAAGAACACTGCGCGTGCCGTCATTAGAAAACAAATTAGCAGTTACTGTTGGCACAACTTCAGCCGCAACCTACGACGCCACAGAAGGCGAGATAACTATACCAAGTGACTTTTTGGAAATGGTCTACATATACACAGACAAAGGAGTACTGCAGCGTACACCTTTGCGCGTTTTTATAGATTTAGATAAAAAAGTTTCAGCTACCGGCGAGCCAAAATATTACACAAGAATACAAAATAAATTTGCGCTCAAGCCTATTCCAACGACTGGCAAAGTTATCAAT